TCGACGGAAATCCAATTCCGATTGATTCGTTCGTCGTCACCGGATCGAGCGGCGGAAATACCGGGCATATGCGCGGGAGCACAGGGATGGCTCGCCTCGACGCCGCCGGCATTGATTTAGTCGCAATGGCGGTCGCAGCTCCGACGGCCTTGCCGCTGGACATTTTTCTGACTGATGATGATGATGAAGTAACGCAGATATTTGGGGGCGAATATCTGGGTGCGACGTTCGATTATAATGCCACGTCAGTAGTCATCCATGCGCGCGATTGGTCTGGTCCGCTGGTGGACCAGCGCCGCGTCCTGGTGAGCATCCTTGGCGGAAATACCGGCGCGCTGGCACCATCCGAAGAGGCAACGGATGGCGTCGAGACCCAGAACCAAAAGCTCTCCCAGATCGTGACATCGATCGCCAAGCAATTCAGTCTGACGCCAGACCTGAGGCTTGCCCAAGGGGGCGACCCCGACATTGGGACCATATTTGGCACCACTGCGGACACCATCCTGACCACGACGCCTCAAAGCCTGTGGGCGATATTGAACAGAATGGCGCGCGACACCGGCAATATTGTCTATACGACGCCACAAAAAAGTCTGGTGTTCGGCGAGCCTGGCGCTGGCCTCGACGTAATCCCGATCACTTGGATGACGAATCCGATACCCGATGGATCCTTCGGTGCGATCAGCTTGGCGCTGGATCATAATCCGCGCCGAAATTTGTCATTCCAAGTTGTCGTGCTGTCCTATGATCCGACGATACCTCAGGTGACGACCGGCCGCGCATATGTGATCGGATCGAATTTCGCCACGAATGACAATGCGGCAGTCAAGCCTGGCCTGTGGTCCGGCCAACAGGCGCAATCAATTCTTAATGCGACGACGAGTAGCACCGGAAAGCAAGGAACGAACAAGAATAATAAGGTTCCGATATACACATTCCATGTTGATGGTCTTACGCAGGCGCAGGTCGACCAGCGCGCGCAGGCCATTGCGATGGATATTTCAAAGCGCGAACTCATCGGAAAGATAAAGATGAGGTGCTTGCCGCAAGTCCTGCCGGCGAATCCGGTCTCTTTGGCTGGTCAGATCAATCAGGAATTTGCAGCGCACCAGTATTTCGTGACTGAGTATTCTCACCATTACAAATTGCCGGTCGGATCGAAGGTCGGAGAATTCCATACGATGCTGAAGACGCTCGACCGGCAGCCGATCGGCGCCGGAGAATCTGTGGCGAGCGCTGGGGAATAGTCGATGGATGAGCTCGCGCATCAGATAAAGCATGCAGCTCAGCAGCAAAGCCAAGAGCATCGGCCGTTCGTCTATGCCCATATCGCTTCGTATGATCCAAAGCTTCACCGCGTCCGCTGCATCATTCCGAGTATGCGGGATGAGGCGAGTAATTATGTCCTGACCTCGTGGATGCCGCTCGAGTCGTCATGGGTCGGACCAAGTTGGGGAATTCAAATCGCGCCCCTAGGGGGTGCCACGCAAGAAAATCCCACAATGGGCGAGATGGTCCAGCTTCAGCTCATCGAGCGCCAATATGGCGTCATGACCGTCGCCTCGATGTTCTTCAATCAGACGAATCAGCCGCCATTCCCGACTTTGCAGCCCGGCGAAATGGGCATGAAGCATAAGAGCGGAAGCCTGCTGCAATTCACCAATGATGGGAATGTGGCGGTGATGTCGGCGCAGGACGTCGTGGTGAATGCCGGCCGGGATGCGAACGTAACGACGGTGCGCAACGCGGCAATAAATGCGACCGGCGATGCCAGCATAGTTGCGACTGGAAACGCCTCAGTGCAGGGCATCAATGTAAAAATAACCGGATCGTCATCGATAGAATTTGATGCGCCATCGATTAAGGGGGGCGGAGCATCCGGACTTTTGCAGCTCATAAATAGCGCATTCGAAGCCCTTTTTAATGCACACACACACCCGGCGCCTGGCGGAAACACCGGGGCGCCGACGGTGCCAATGGATTCTTCCATGCTGACGCAAACATTCGAGGCAAAATAGCGTGGACTTCTATCTCGATTGGAACAGCGACCTTCAGGTGACGCCATCCGGCAGTATTCAGACCGCCGTGGGGTGGGACCAAGTGCGCCAGCGCATTATCCGACGAATTATAACGAATTCCGCTCAGCAATTGCCCGATGGCGTCATGACGCCGGCGGATTACATTTTTCATCCGGGCTTTGGCGTGGGCGGCGGAGCTCTCGTCGACCAGAATGTGGATGATGCCTATATCGCGAAGCTCGAGCAGATAATTTCGCGCGGCGTTCTCGAGGATGCCGATGTGAGCTCCACGATCCCGCCGACTATCCAGTTTTCGCGCCCGAATGATGATACCCTATGGGTGATCGTGAATGTCGTGCTCAAATCCGGCAAGCCCGGCCAGCTAGCCCTACAGGTGTCATGATGGCGACGCTTCCCTCAAAAACATTCCAGAACTTTGTCTCGGATATGGTGGCGAGCTGGGCGGCGTCGCTTGGATTTCCTCCGACATTCCAAGAGGGAGATGCCTTTTATGCGCTGATGGAATCCGTCGCTGGGCAGCTAGTTTTCATCCAAGCCCAAGTCCAGCTCGTGAATGCTGTCGCGCGCGCGCAGACCAGCGGGAGCGACCTGAATAATGGAACGACCGATGCGGACCTAGATTCCTTTTTCTTGCAATTCGGATTTGTCAGGATCCCGGGCATCAGAGCATCAGGACCGGTGGTTTTCAGCGCATTCTCGCCGGCCTCGAGCCAAGCGCTCATCGCGGCCGGCGCCATTGTCCAGACCCCAGGCGGGGCGATCCAGTATCAGGTCATCGCGGATACCAATCAGCCGACATGGAATGCTGTTCTAAATGCCTATGTGCTGGCGATCGGGCAAAGCAGCCTGAGTGCCACCGTCCAAGCGGTTTCTGCCGGCGCGGCTTTCAATGTGAGTGCGAACCAGCTTTCTCAGATCGCAAGCAGCCTGCCGGGCATCGATTCGGTGACGAATGAGGCCGCGATTACGAACGGCACCAATGCGGAGTCGAATCCAAGTTATCGCAGCAGGTTTGTGCTCTTCATAAATTCGCTCTCGAAGGCGACCTATGGCGCGATTGCTTCCGCGATATTGGGCGTTCCAGGAATTGCGAGCTCATCATTGCTGGAAAATATCAATGCCGGCGGTGCAGTGCAGCCAGGAGAATTCATCGCAACGATCGACGATGGCAGCGGCTCGCCGCCGGCGAGCCTCGTGAGCCTTTTGCAGAATGCGATCGAGGGTGTGCGCGGATTTACGATATTGGGGCTCGCGCAAGCGGTTTCCCGCACGTCGGTGACGGAAACAATAACTGTCAGGGTCGACCCGTCATTCACTCAATCGGCGGTCAATGCCGCGGTGCAGGCGGCTGTCCAGAATGTGACCAATGCGCAACCGATCGGCGGAACGCTCTATATCAGCGCGATCGAGCAAGCTGCGCTTTCGGTGCCGGGAGTGGTTGCAGTGCAGCCAGGAACGCTCATCAATGGCGCGAATGCGGATTTGGAAATAAACGAATTCAAGCGAGCTTTCGTCACGCTGAATAATATGACAATAGACAATTACTGATGGCCGCGGGCCCCACCACGATTCCTCCGATCACGCCGGACCTATTCGCTGGCCGCATGGCCGCGCTATTTCCACCCGGGTGGTCATCCGCAGAAGCAAAGACGCCGGGCGGGACTCTAAATTCCGTCATGAAGATGCTGGGCGGCGGCCTGTCTTTTGAAATCGACGCGATAAATTATGCCAATGGTGCGACCAGAATCCCGACCGCGCAGGGTCAGGCGCTCGATATCGCGTCAATGGACTATTTCGGGGAAGACCCGGCGCTGCCGGTGGAGGGGCTGCCGCCCGGCACACAGGTGCCGACCGAGAGCGGAATTAGCACGAGCCTATACGCCATTCCGCGCCTCCCGGGCGAAGAGGATGCGGCATATGTCGTGCGTTTGCTCGCCAACCTTCTGCCCGCCGGCGCCACCAGGCCAGCCGTCACGGCTGCGGTTGCGATTGCCAGCGGGTTTGCCCCGCGGGTGGTCGAGCCATGGCGTCCCGCCGACACCGGCGTTTGGGACCCCTCGCCGGGCACAGCAATGGCGTTCTGGGACGTCGATACTCCACAAAACCCTTTTCGCTGGACCGATCAAAGCCTTGCATATCAAGGCTTTATCAATGCCGTGCTTCCGATCGCCAAGCCTTTCGGAAATAATCCGACGCCCTGCTATGACACAGTGCCGTTTTTTTGGGACGTGCCAAATCAGTATGGAATTTACTTCATCGATCCCCCGGGGTCGGCGGCGCTGGGGTCGAGCGTGGTCTATGGCGCGATAAACCGAACAAAATGCTTCGGCACGATCATATGGGTGCAATTCGTCAGTCCGCCTCCGCCTGCATCTTGGGATGAGCCCGGGATTTCCTGGGATCAGTCGGGCGTGGTATGGCAATGACCTGAAGGGGAGTCGCGAATGAATCGGTCGACAATTTACTCGCAAGAGCAGCCGCGCACTTTCGATGTTCTGTGGGGCTGGCGCGACGCGCTAATAGCTGCAGGATACCTGCAGCAAGACCTTGCGGGAAGCACCACGACGGTCGTTTCAGGTTTTGCGGCTACGCAATCGAGCCCCCCATCATTGGTCATCAATCTGGCGGCTGGCCGCATCTATGAGCAAGCGGCAGTCGATGCGACTCAATACGGGTCGCTATCGAGCGACACCGATCTCATCATGCAGCAGGGATTTGCTCCTGCGCAGTCGGTGACGCTCAGCACCGCTGCGCTGTCCGCCGGACAAAGCCAATGGGCGCTGGTCCAGACATCATTTGCTCCGGTGGACGTGATCCGCGCGAATGATCCGACGGGCGGCGTGCTCTATTATTGGAATTCAGCAAATCCGACCGTGCCCTTTCAGGGACCGAATGGCGATGGCCAGACGCAGCCGACCGAGCGACAAGGTGTCGCGAGCGTCCAGGTTCTCTATGGATCGCCGGCCGTAACCGGCTCCGAGGTGCCACCGACGCCATCGGCAGGAT